GTATTAGGAGTGTAGAGAAAAATGTTAAAAAGCTTCTTGAGAGAGTAGAGAGTTTAAATGATGAATATACAGGTTTCGCCGAAACTCAGAGAGCTCTAGGCTCAGATTTAGATGATAACTATTCTGTTAGCTTAAAAACTTTATCAGCTGTAGGTCAGTTAGTAAAATCTCTGTCTATTACTGACGAGAAAGATCTTTTAAAGAATTATAATGAAGAATTAAAATTTCTAGCGACTAATACGGCCAATGCCTCTGCTGCTGCCGATAAAGCGCAAAAAGCCTTAAATGAAGCCTTTGGGTCAGAATATTTTGATACTGGGGCTGCTGATAATAAAAACATAGACATGCTGAAAGAATACATAAAGCAAAGGCTGGAATCTATAACTGTTACGGAGTTGCAAGGAGACTCGGTAGAGAGATACAGAGAACAACTAGAACTAGTGAATAATATCCTAGACAAAGGTATAAAGTTAAATGATCAACAGATTAAAGACTTACTAAGAGCTAGAACTAATTTCGAAGAGTTAACAAGTGAAGTAGATTCCTATAAAAAATCTTTAGAGGATTTAGGCCCTAGAATGACCAAAACTCTTAACGATTTAGTGCCTAGCAATCCTTTAAAAGATTTGATAGATGATTTTGATACTATAGAAACGGCTATTTTTTCTATTAATAAAGGTCAACAAAATTTTGTGGCGCTAACAAAGAAAGGAGAAGAACTCCTGCTCAATATAGGGGTTCAAGAAAGAAAAAGGCTACTTAATAGCTTAATACAAAATGACCTTATAGAAAGAAGACTAGAATTAGAACAACGTATTGCTATGGATAAAATTATTAGAGAAAAGCAATTTATAGCCGCATCTTTATACTCAAGTAAGAGACAGTTAATACAGCAAAAATCAGTGCAAACTCAGTTAAATTTAGAAGACGATATACTTAGAAAAAAACAAAGCATTAGCCTAGTTTTAGACAACCTAGCTGCCAGCGGCAAAAAATTAACTCAAGGACAGATTGAAACTTTAAGCATAGAACAAGCACAAATAGAATTACTAGAAAAACAATTAGAGACAAGAAAAAAACAAGAAGAATCGGTCTATAAACTGGGCATGGCTTTAAAAAATGGGCTAGAAACTGGTCTTGAAACTAATATTTATGATCTATTAATAGGGGACGAGACTAGTTTTAAAGACGCTATACTTAAAAGTGCAAGAACTGCGGCAAAAACTGCAGCAAAAGAATTAGCTGGACAAATAACCGACAGTATTATGGGTAGTGTATTTGGAAAAAAGGAAACCGAAGAAGAGAAACGAAATAGAAAATTGCTAGAAACTTTTCAGTCTGGCGGAGAGGATGTTAAACAGAAAATAATAGAGGCTTTTTCTCAAGCCCAAAGTAACTTTGCAGCTTTTGAGAAAGATCCTAACTCTGGAACTTTTGGTACTACGAAGTTACAAGAAGAAACGGCTCTTGTTAAAAAAGTAGAGAATATAGATGGATTGAATCCTACGAAGGTTTTAGATACAGCTACTAAATCTTCCGTTTCTTTAAAATCTTCTGATAGAGGTAATACTCTAGATAATCCTGTATACGTTCACGTAGTAAACTTTGCTATGGATGGGGGAATGGGCGTAAGTGCAGACGGTCCTAACTCTATAGCCGCCCAAGGTAGTCTCGGAAGCGTTATAGGTGGGATGGGTGTGAAGAGCAAGCCTGAGGTAGTGTTTACCAAAGGTGAAGGAAAAGTAGAATTAACCGACGCAGTGAAGGCCAGTACAGGACATATAGCAAGTATCGAGAACCTAAATAGAATACAAGCACAAACAACCGAAGAAGCTATGAGTACCTCTCTGGAGTCTTCCAAAGAGCTTTCAAAAGGAGCTTTCTCTCTTAGTAATCTAGTACCTCTGCTTATGTCTGTACTTGGTGGAGGGGGATCTAGTGTGGGAGATATTATTGGAGGTATCTTCGGGGCCGCTGCTGGAGGTATTATGCCTGGAGGAGTTACGGGATATGCCAACGGAGGTATTGTAAAACGTCCCACTCTTGGACTTGTAGGCGAAGGTAAAATGAACGAAGCCGTAGTACCTCTTCCAGATGGCAAAGCTATTCCAGTGAATATGGGCTCCGGTATGGGACAAAATAATAATGTTACTGTAAATGTGTCTATGGACGGGCAAGGCAACGCACAATCACAATCCGACAGTAATGGACAACAAGGGGCTAATATTGGTAAACTCATTGCTGGCGCGGTTCAAGAAGAGTTGCAAAAGCAAAAGAGACCCGGCGGTATTCTTAGCCCTTATGGAGCAGCGTAATGACAATTGGTATTAATGTAGGTGGAGCCTCTGGCTTTGTAACTCCAGACAGAAATTTCTCAAAGAAAACAAAACCAAGAGTACTAAAAGTTTCTTTTGGGGATGGATATGAGCAAAGATTAAAGGAGGGTATTAATACTCTTAACCAAAACTTCAATATATCTTTCAATAATCGCCCCACACAAGAAATAGATGATATTGTAGACTTTCTAGACTCTAAAGGAGGTACTACTTCCTTTGATTTCACTATTCCTGACCCAGATGGTGTTGGAAATGAAACAACCGTGAAAGTAGTCTGTGAAGACTATAACCAAGTATACTATAATTTAAACATTGGTTCCTGCACCGCCTCACTTAGAAGAGTTTATGAAGCATGAGCGATATTATAAAAACAGTACAACTACAAGATCCTGGTTCGGAACTAGTAGTATTATATGACCTAGAATATTCTGTAGGTAGTTTTGCACACTTCTTCGCCGGTTTAGACGATGACTTAACAGAACTACAATTTCGAGATTCTGCAGGAGCCGTACAAACTTATGCAGCACTTCCTCTAGAAGCTGATGGATTCGATATCTCTAGTGACGGAGCTTATTCTCGTCCCGAGATAACAGTAGCAAATATTGAAAGCGTATTTAAAGATGCTATCGGAGGTTTAGACTTTCAAGACCTTATAGGGAAAAGATTAACTAGAAGAACTACTCTTAAAAAATACTTAGTGGGAGAGTCTAACGATTCCGGAGCGGGCAATCCTCCAGTAGAGTTTCCTAAAATAGTTTATATTATTGATAGGTTAAAAGCCAAAAGCATTATCTCAGCAACTTTTGAGCTGGCAGCACCTTTTGACCTTGCAGGAATATCTCTTCCTAGAAGAGTTATAATTGGAGGAGCCTGTCCTTGGAAGTATAAAGGATTGAACCCTCCTGCTGGAACGTTTCCTAGGGGGGGATGTAAATGGACCTCAGAAACTCTAGGTGGAGGAATAGTACCAGCAGGAGAAGCTGTATATCTTAATGAATTTGACGAATATATATTACCAAATACGATTACTTTTTCTAATATAGGATCTAGCGTAGCTAAGGGGGATTATCATCAGACGGTAGAAAATATTACTAGAATTAATTCAGATGGAAGTACTACGTCATTCTCAGCTCCTAGGTACTGGCAAGCACTTAGAGATCAAGCTTCTTCTCCAGTACTACCTTCAGACTATGATTCTTTTTACTGGAGAAGTGTACGTGTATATACTACGGAGACTTCTGGCTTGATAGCATATACGTATAAAGAATCAAGGCATAATACTTACGTTTTATCCTCCCAAGGAATACTCTGGAGAGCTAAAAAATATGCGGTAGTAGGTACTCATTCTTTTATTGAAGGAGCCTACTGGACTGCAGGCGATAAATGCGGAAAAACTGTAACCTCCTGCGCTTCTAGATTTCAAGCAAAAAAACACGCAACTATTACTAACGGCATAGCAGTTGACAGATTACCCACTAATTTACCTTTTGGAGGATTTCCGGGTGCTAAACAAAGATAAAGAAATATTAGAGCATCTAGTTAGTGTTTATCCAGAAGAAGGTTGTGGTATACTAATAAATAAACGGGGCAAGATAGTATGGATGGCTTGTGAAAACACTGCAGTAAAGCCAGAAGAAGACTTTGTAATATCCGCAAAAGATTATATAAGGGCAAGTTTACTTGGTGATATACATGCAATAGTACATAGCCATCCTGATGTAAGTTGCGAACCCAGTGAAAGTGATATAAAGACTAGTGACTTTTTAGGTATACCATATATTATTTACTCTCTGCCTAGCATGGAAAAATACGAGTATACCCCTAAAAATGTAAGAAACAAATTACTTGGTAGAGATTATGAGTTTGGACATAGTGATTGCTATTCTCTAGTCAGAGATTATTATAAACAAGAATTAGATTTAACACTACCAACAATACTATTTGAAGATGATTGGTGGGATAAAGGATTAAACTACTTTGATGACTTATTTCAGAACTTTGGATTTGTAGAAGTAGAAAAACCGCAGAAGCACGATGGAATTATTTTTAGCGTGTTTTGTAATGTTCCAAATCATTGCGGGGTTTATTTAGGGGAAGATTTATTTCTTCACCATGCAGTAAATAGGCTTTCATGTAGAGAATCCATACACTCCGGTTGGGGTCAGCATATAGTGAGATACGTAAGATGCAAACAGTTTATTTAAATGGAGGTCTATCTCAGTTCGGAGAAAAATGGACCACTCAATGTAAGGATATAGCAAGTATCTTTAAACTCATAGAGTGTCAAACTCCTGGGTTTAAAAAATATTTAACTGATGCTGCTGAGGCTGATGTAGGTTTTGAAATACAAAGAGGTTCTGAATTTTTAGAAAATCCAGAAGAGCTTCTTCTTTCTTTAAACGATGAAGATATTATCATCACAGAAGTGCCTTCAGGTTCTAAAAGTGGTGGAGCAAAAATATTGGCTGCTATAGCTGTTGTAGCTCTTTTAGTAATTAATCCAGCACTAGTCTTTTCACAAGTTACTACAACAGGAACGGCTACAGGAGTATCTGCTTCTGTGGGAGGACTAAATGCTTTAGGACTCGCTGCTGCTTCTATGGCGGTAAATCTAGCTATAACAGGTATTACACAACTTCTCGCCCCAGGACCTGAAACTGAGCCTGATAAAAAGGATAGTTATCTTTTTAGTGGTCCT